CATTGCCTACCGTTGAAGCATGGACACAACCAAGGCAATACTCACCACCCCAACAGGTTATCTTCATCAAAGCCTGGAATAATACAATTTTCAATATAAGTTTAGAAAGACTGCAAAATTTGTATCACAAAACAGGCTTAACCGTTATTATAGCGGGAACAAAACCCATCCCAACGGAGTATAAGCAATACATAATGCAGCTTGCACTCCCACCATTGACTGAACAAGAACGCAAGGACATCATAAGTCAGTTTATCAATACGACAAATGTAACAAAACTTATTGATGCCACTCTAAATCTAACCACCTGTCAAATTATTGGCGCTTTAACTCACGCTATCAATCCTGAAACCAAAAGCGTAAATATACAAAAAATCTATACTTATAAAAACCAAATTTTTAATAACCAACAATTACTAACTTATATTCCTGCCACGATTGATATGGAACAAGTCGGTGGTTTGAATAATCTTAAACAATGGTTATGCCAAACAGCCAAAATTTACCAAAATCTGGACGCTGCAAGGCAATATGGAATTAAACATGTCAAAGGGATGTTCTTATTAGGTATCCCAGGAACAGGAAAAACCCTCGTGGCAAAAATGGCAGCAACGTTGTTAAAATTGCCTCTATACCAGTTTAATATTCAGAGCGTATTACATAGCTTGGTCGGGGAATCAGAACAGTATTTTTACCAGGCCTTACAAACAATGGACAACCTTGCACCAGCCGTTATTCTATGTGATGAAATCGAGAAAGCCTTTGCTGGGCATAATTCAAATAATGATAGTGGTGTAACAAATCGCTTGTTAGGAATGTTTTTAGGATATTTACAGGATGTGAATAACAATAACTTCTTTGCATGCACAGCAAATAATATCTCTCAATTACCACCTGAACTTCTACGGAAGGGTCGCTTCGATGAGATATGGTTTGTAAATACACCAACACCATCAGATAGATTACAAATTATAAAGATACATTTACCAGAACAATACCATCATTTTAACTTGGAAAAAATCAATGAATATATGACCGATTTTACGGGGGCTGAAATTGAAAATTGTATCCAACAAGCATTAAGGCAAACGTTTTATGAAGATACACCATTAACCGAGGATATAATAATCAATCAAGCACAACAAATAAAACCCTTATGCAATATCAAAAAAGATGAATTACAAGAATTAGTGGATAAATTTGGAAAACAAATTAGGCAGGCATAAAAGATAAGCAGCGTAAGCTATTGGAGAACCAAGAAAGGGGATTTTCAAGGGGTGGCCATGTAAAAATGGCTATCAGGAGGAGACTTACGCTGCTTATTATATATTATTATATCATAGTTCTGAAAAAAGTCAAGATACTGATACAATATAATTTGCATTATGGGCACAATCTTTAAATGTTATTGCAACACCAGCTTCTTTTAACATATCCTGCGTCAAGTTATCTGCATATCCCTGACTGTAAAAGATAGCTTTAACACCAGCATTGATAAGCATCTTGGCGCAGATTACACAAGGGAATGTAGTGCAGTAAAGGATGGAATCAGCCACGACGATGCCATGCCTGGCAGCTTGAACTAATGTATTCTGTTCAGCATGAAGACCTCGGCATAATTCATGGCGCTCACCTGATGGGATTTTTAATTTATCCCGCAGACAACCTATCTCCAGACAGTGACGCAGACCTGAAGGCGCTCCGTTGTAACCTGTGCATAGAATACGATTGTCTTTAACCAACACAGCCCCAACAGCTCTTCGCAGACAGGTTGAGCGAGTAGATACCAAATACGCAATTGCCATGAAATACTCATCCCACTCTGGTCTATTCATAATGGTTCCTTTTGAATGAAAACGTTTTCACTATTACGCTCAATATGGCCATGAGACCATAAATAACAAAAACACATTTTACCCAACAAATCTTCTTGTATCGCCCCACATCCTTCTTCGAATGATAAACGTTCCTGTGGGCTCATGCTGGGTTTAGAACACTCATAATCACAATTCAAAAATACATGCTGGGTAATCTCATCCTTATAAGAAACTGCAACTATCTTTTTCTTCAAATCAACCCATGCCTCATATTGTAATTCAGGCTTATATATAGCAACCTGCTTAACCTTGTTAATAGAAATCTTTTTCATATTCAAAAACTTTAAGCCACATAATTTTTTCAATCGATTATTTATCTGCTTAAATGTCATTTGGAATTGTTCTGTAAATTTATCAGGTGCTATTCTTACGAAATCATCCCATTTCATAGCCCTATATTCAGATTTATTAGCTTGAAAATACCAATATGTAATAAAATCTAATAACATTAAATCTTTTACATCCAAAAATGTCGTTAGTAAATAATTGGTTCTATTACAAATTGTATTCTCTTTCACTGTTAATAAATTCATATCAATCGAGATATAATCTCCATTTTGGATGATATAACCTTTATGTATCAAGGAATCTATGGCCTTACGCATTGTCTCAAAATTAACATTCTCTTCGGGATGTAAAATACGCCTTACAACATTAACATGTTCTTGAATAAATGCTCGTTTCGAACACTCTTCACAAAGATACAATGCATGCAGTATAACCAAATCAGGCCATTTGAGTGATGGTGCCAAATGATAATAATCAATCAACTGAATAAGATTCTTTTTCATTGCAATCCCCTTTATTGAAGGTGCCACTATTTTACCACAAAAAATACAATCTGCCAAGACTCATTCAAATAAAAATTACCATGACACTTTTAATAATAATGTATAATTTTATATGACACTCGTGTCCAAACTTTACCATTACACTTTGAATAACATTGTCTATTTTTATATGACACTCATGTCCAAACTTTACCATTACATTTATGGCATTTGAGTCTAAAGTTAGGAAACGACTTTCCAGCTATTACGGAAACGAATTTCTGGAATGATTTTTGCAAATATAAGGTATATATTTATATAAATATAAATATAAATAAATAAGAAAAATAAAAAAGACTATCGAAATGCCAAATTTCAAAATCCAATAGGTCATGAAATGACTTAAGTTGAACATTACCTGATGGCATTTCATAACTGCTATTTTTCTTTCACTACACATCTAAAATCAAAATGCTACCTGCATACCCTTATCTTATCAAATCGTACACCATCTGTTATATCCTCTGCTTTCAGCAGAGTCTATAACAATTGTGCACTTGACCAAAAGCCAGACCCAGCACTCCGTGTCATAGCCTCTGCTTTCAGCAGAGTCTATAACATTCGTGCAGTCAAAAGCATTCAACTGCCAAGGCTAAAGCCTGTGGCAGCCATCATGCTTCATGCAGTAACAGCTGCTTCGCATCTGTTTCTTCATGCACATGACAGTTGCAACAGACTTTTTTTTTTTTGAAAAAACTTATTTCACTTACTACACACTTAAATTCATCCCCTTTCCCCAAACCATTCGGCGGTTTCAAAATTCTATTGCATGGCACTCAAAATCCTGTTAAAATTTACGCCGATAATTTTAGGGGAAAAGAAACCAAGATGAATGATAATTATTCTCAAAAATCTATATTTTACAGAATGGGGGTATTTTCTATGACAATTGATGAAATAATGACAGACATCAAAGATAGACACCAAAAAGGATTGTTTACCGCTGACCGTTGGTTTCTTGTAAACCATGGCTATCGCTGTTCATATGCAGAAAAAGGCATTCTGAAAAATGCAGCCACCTATCTAAAACCCGCACAATCAGATTTTTTGAAAGTGATGAATTACGCCGATAGAAACTTTGAATTATTAGTTGATTACTTAAATAATGATTTGGCATCTTTTTCAAAACTTAATCGAGAACATATAACACCATTTTTTTTCTACCCGCATCCTGTATTGACCCAATTAGAGTCTGTTTTCAATAATCATATTCAATATTCTTTGCAAGAATATATTTTAGATTCAATATATGCACGTGTTGTATATCGTCCTACTACCGAGAAAAATTACATTGAATTATCCACTCGCCAAATTCGGTTAGCTCCGTTAAAGGTACAGACTTTTTTAGCCAAACAAATGCGAACTTATGGTTATATACATCGTGAGTTCGTGGATGAGCTGGTTTGGCCAGAAATGGCCTTAAATGCCTCGTAGCAACAAGCAGCAGAAAAAAGGGTATGATAGTATTCTTTTTTATTCAGGACTTAACCTGGTGGCGATTAGAGGCCTTAAATTTGATTTTGTGACTATGTCTTCAACCAATTTCTGCATGTAAAAAATAATCTTGAATTTGAATTGAGAAGATGGTAAAATAATGTAGAACTTTGAAGAAAGGAATTTTTATGTTAGCAGGCTTGGAATATCTCAAGCGTATTTTATTCGACCAAGATATTGAAGAGTTTAATCGAATTCGGATGGTCTATTTATTAGACCCAGCTGAATTAGATGCTTATACTCACATTGGGGATTATCTTGTAAAATATCAACAGCTCCCACCTGTTTCTTTCCTTAATGATTTAATCCCATTATACCAGGAACATCCTCTCGAGTATTGGGTTGACCAGGTCAATCTTCGTTATCAAAAGCATTTATTAAATACAATACAACGTATTACGAGTATGTCTTCAGATAAACCTGGTGAACTCCTTGACTCGATTACTAATTTATTAAGTGCACAATTACAAGATACGTCTACGGATATAGCTACTCAAGACCAATTAGTTGAAGTATTTAGAAAACATCTTGAAAGACTAAAAGAACAGCATTTGAAATTAGGGCAATTAGGATTACCAACAGGTTGGCCAACATTTGATAAGACATTTGGTGGCTATGCACCTGGTGAAGTATATGTATTCTGTGGTAGGCCTAAACTTGGTAAGACTATCTTAATGATATATAGTGCTATTTCCAGTCTTCTAATAAATAAGAAAGTCTTAATAGTATCAATGGAAATGATGATACCACATATTTTACAACGCATATCAGCATGTTTATTACCAATGGCATACTCATTATATAATACTATTTTAACAAATGATATGGAAAAGAAATTACTATTAGAAATTGAGAAAATTAAACAAAATCTTATCGTAATAGAAGGCAGATTAGACCAGAATTTGTTAACATTAAATCAATTTATTAAGGTAAAACAACCAGATATTATATTCATTGATGGTGCATATCTCTTAAAAAGTAAAACAGTCTTTAAGAGTATGTGGGAACAAGTCTTAACTGTTATCCAAGAAATCAAACAACTTGCTATGCATAATCATATTCCAATTGTATGTTCATATCAGATGAATAGAAGCACAACAAAAAATCTAAAGATAGACCAAATTGCATTATCAGATGCAATTGGACAGATAGCATCTGTTGTATTTGGAATTAGAGAACTTGATATATTAGACCGTAGAGAAATTTTAATGTTAGCATCTAGAGATTCAAAGCTTGAGAATGTCTTCATACATTGGGATTGGCAAACAATGAATTTTAAAGAAGTAAACCCAAATGAAATGAATAACACATCTTATGAGATGCAGGATACTATTACATTATGAAAAGAGAACTAACATTTGATACTCGTTTCAAGAATAAATTAAAAAGATTTGTTGCTAATATGTTAAAATTTTATTGGCTTATGCAATCGTTGGAACCTTTGGAAAAACAGAGTTTACATACGATTTTAGATACTGTTTGTAGAGGAATGACAGATAAAACACATCCATTAGATGAGAAAGTTCAAAAATTTTTAGATAACAAACCATTACCTGATTTTAGATATATTCAAGGTAAAGCTCATTGGAAAGATGCACCTGAATTGACAGCCGTTTTACGCTTTAAGCTTAATGATACAGATTCAAATTTATCAATCTAAAGGAGATTACAACATGAATGAAAAAACATTCCAAGTTTATTTGAACGAAATTATTGATGAACTACTTGCCAAGAACACGTTAAAGGGTGGAGAGTATGCTCGAAATAATGATAGGTTTCATAATTTTATTGAGGGCAGTAACATGTTAGGTATGTCATTACCTATGTATCTAATGGCGTTGCGTAGTAAACATGAAGTATCAATACTTGATATGTGTAGAGATTTAGAACACAAACCACCACACCATCATTCTTTAGAAACTTGGAAAGAAAAGATTACTGATTCAATTATGTATTCGATTATTCTATATGCATATATTTGTGGAAAAACCCAAGAGGAACTTTCATATGACTAATGGATACTCAACATATTATACAATTATTTCATCTATTAGGCACAATAAAAATTCGAGTCTCAAATGGTTGGGTTGCAGGGAATTGTCCATTTGCGCCATGGTTGCATCCCAAAGGAGAGGATAAGCACCCATCATTTGGTATAGCAACAAGTAAAGAGAGTTATTTCCATTGTTTTGCTTGTGGAGTAAAAGGTTATTTACATCATTTACCTTTTATGTTGTCTCAATATACATTACAGGTTGATGGTATAATTGAGAATTATATTAGACAGTATAAAGATACTTATGATATAGATAACATATTGCCACAAGGTGAAAATACTTATAAACTCCGAGAGTTATTTAACACATTTGAAGAAGCACCTGAAGTATTAAATTTAACAAAAGATGATATAACTAAATGGCAATTGAAGTATGATAAAGATAAAAATACATTAGTTTTTCCTATAACATATAGGCATGAATTAAAAGCACTAAAGGGTCGTAATTTA